ATTATTATAACCGACGAAGAGATTGACGAGTATATGTCAATCGAGAAGCCCTCGGGGGCGATGACCTACGAGCAGTATAAGGCAATCGAAATGGAGAGATTGCAGAGGTACAGGGCCATAGAAAGCCTGCTCAATGAGTATAATATCTGCCTCGTAAGATCGAAAGAGCAACCTGGCTTTGAGGTATTATCCCCGAAAGACCAGGTGACCAGGGCTTTCGATAAGCGAATGACAAAGGTGAGGCGCGAACTGAACAGGGCTCAAGCCGCACTTATGAACGTCAACCACGCCCTTCTCAGCATGGACGAGGAAGGGGAGCGGCAAAAGAAGATTATGAGGGCGGCATTTATCAAGTCAGCCATGAACAAGCGAAAACTATCAGTAATCAATCTCGATGAAAAGAAGTTGATCGAACAAAAATAAACCACCCATCGAAGCCTCATCAGCCCGGTATCCAGCCGGGCTTTTTTATTGCATGCAAATATACTATGAAATAAGCGAATATAGCGAATATCAAAATTGAATAAAATAATAATCTGATTCACAATCTCGCCAAATGGCGAGAATCCCCACCTCAAGGTTTTCGTTTTACCTCAAGATCACCGAACGTTTTGCGCCCTACCTCCTTTCCCGCCTCAAGGTTCTCGCGGATGCCCTTGATATCAGGGATTTCCTGATGATCGGAGGGCTCAGCCTGCTCTGTTATGGCCTGTACGGATACGATCCACGGCTCTCATACTGCACGGGCGGCGTATTTCTGATGATTATCGGCTATCTCATGAGGGGCAAATAATGGGCCTCGTCTCCCGCCTTCCCAGACCAAAGGGCATGAGTCCGCACGAACTCGAAAAGATGATCTTTTCCGTTATGGGCGGCGGCATCACCGATTCCGGTGTGAGCGTGAACAGCGATACGGCCATGCGGCTCATCACGGTTCAGAACTGCGTCCGCATGCGAGCATCCACCCTCCAGAGAGTACCTTGTCACGTCATGCGGATAGCCGGACGGATGCGGGAGAAGGCCAGTGATTTCTACCTCTACGAACTGCTGCTTCATCAGCCCAATTCATGGATGTCTGCGCCCGACTTCTGGGGAATGGCAGAGGCGTATGTCTCCCTGCGCGGTAATTTCTGCGCGTACAAAGCGAGGATAGGTGACGGCCCGATTAAGTCACTCATCCCCATCCCGGCAAGCATGCTCCGATCAATCAAGCAGAATGAGGACTACAGCCTGGACTACGAGCTGCAATTCCCCAACGGCGACATACGCCACCTGAACGAGACACAGGTATTCCATCTGCGCGGCCTCACCCTTGACGGCTTCACCGGCATGAATCCCATTGAGTACGCGCGGGAGGCAATCGGCAAGGGCATAGCAAGCGAGAAGCACCTTGCCAAGTGGTTTTCAAAAGGGATGCATCCGAGCGCGGTTATCAAACACCCCCTGTCCCTCAACTCCCCGCAGCACGCCAAGCTCCGCGAAGACCTCAAGACGAAATACGAGGGCTTGGGGTCTGACCACGAATTCATGCTCATCGACGAGGGCATGACAATTGATTTTCCTCAGATCAAGCTCGTGGACGCTCAGTTTCTTGAGCAAATGAAGCTCAACGAGGCTCAGATATGCGGAATGTTCCGTGTTCCCCTCATGCTCGTCAACGGCGGCGACAAATCGCCCACCTACGCAAGTTCGGAGCAGTTCATGCTCTTTTACCAGATGTTCTCCATCGACGTTGCCTCCTACGAGAGCGCGATCAGGCGCGACCTGCTCACCGAGGAAGAGCGGAAGACCTACTATGCCAAATTCGAGATGCGCGGGCTTCTTCGCGGATCGTTCAAGGACCAGATGTCTGGATTCCAGATCGGTGTGAACACGGAAATCCTCAGCCCGAACGAGGCCCGGGAACTCCTCGATATGAACCCATATGATGGCGGCGACGAGTACCGAACCAGGACCAGCACCGTGAAGCAGACAGAGCCGCCCGCCAAAAAGGGAGACGAAGAATGAACCTCAGTTACCGCAATCATAAAAATGCTGAAGCAGTATCTCGGTTCTGGGGAAAGCCCCTTGACCGACCTGAATGGTACAAGATCGAGGCAAGTGCAAACGACCAGGCCGAGATACTGGTTTATGACGTGATCGGCTGGCCCTACAACGACGCCGGGGATCTCGTCCGCTATGTCAACAGCCTCGGGGATAAGGATATCCTCGTGCGTCTCAACACCCCCGGCGGCGATGTCTTCGACGGAATGGCGATCTTCAATGCCCTGGCGAACCACAAGGGCAAGGTCACCATCCGCATCGAAGCCCTGGCCGCGTCAATGGGCTCCGTGCTGGCGATGGCTGGCAAGGAAATCCAGGCATACTCCAACACCATGATGATGATCCACGACCCGTGGATCTACACGGCCGGCAATCAGTACGAACTCCGCGAGATGGCCGACCTCCTGGAAAAGATCAGCGGCAACATGCTCGACGTTTACGCCGGCCGCTCCAAGATTGGCAAGCGCGAGATGAAAGAAATTATGAAGGCCGAGACCTGGTACACCGCCAAGGAAGCCAAGGAAAAAGGCTTCATCGACACCATTCTTGAGACCGGCAAGGCAGCAAAAGCCCAATTCGATCTGACCATGTACGCCAACGCCCCTGATGGCATTTGCAGCATAGAGGGGCGGGATTTGACCGAAAGAGAAATCGAACGAGCCCTGCGTGATGCTGGCGCTTCTCGATCCTTTGCAAAAGCAATAGTGGCCGAACGCTTCAAACCTCTGCGTGATGCCGAGTTGAAGGCTGAGGCCGAAAGCCTGATCCGAAAAATTCACAATGGAGGAAAGTAATGAGCTTAGAGCTTAAGGAAACAATCCAGGCCCTCGGGAAAGCCTTTGACGCATTCAAGGCCGAGAACGATGCCCGCCTGAAGGAGATTGAGAAAAAGGGCGCGGCTGACCCTCTCCTGACCGAGAAGGTGGACAAGATCAATGCGGACATCGCGCAGATATCGGCACTGAAGAAGCAGCTTGACACCCTCGAAACCGCAGTCGCGCAGGGCCAGTTCCCCGGTGGCGGCAAGAACGAGTTGGACAGGGTGAAGGCGCAGCACAAGGACGCATTCGCCAAGTTCTTCCGCAAAGGCGCAGAGGGCGGGCTCCGCGATCTGGAGATTCAGGCCGGTCTCTCTACTCTCTCCGACCCGGACGGCGGTTTTCTTGTGCCGGAGGATTACGAGCAGGCCATTGACCGCGTGGCCCTGTCTGTTTCCGCAATGCGGAGACTGGCAACCGTGCGGACCATCGGCACCGACACTTTCAAGAAGCTCGTCAACCAGGGCGGCGCTTCTTCCGGGTGGGTCGGCGAGAAGGGCGCAAGGGCCGAGACCAACACTCCCACCCTCACAGAGATCGCTATCAACACCAAGGAGATCTACGCGATGCCCGCAGCCACCCAGACGCTTCTTGATGATTCCAGGGTGGATATCGCCGGATGGCTGGCTGATGAGGTCTCCATCGAGTTTTCCGAGCAGGAGAGCGAAGCATTCATCAACGGCAACGGTGTGGAGCAGCCCAAGGGTATCGCGGCTTACGCGATGACACCCAACGCCTCTTATGCCTGGGGCAAGGTCGGCTTCATCACCAGCGGCAATGCGTCCCTCGTCAATGACCTGGACAAGCTGATCGATCTTCAGCACTCCCTCAAGCCGGTCTATCGCAACGGCGCGGCATGGCTCATGAACGATGCCACTCTTGCCACCATCCGCAAGATGAAGGATGGCGACGGGAATTACATCTGGGTTCCCGGTCTCAAGGACGGCGCTCCCGATACCCTCCTGGGCAAGCCCGTTGAGATCGATGACAATGTGGACGACATCGGCAACGGCAAGTATCCCATCTTCTTCGCCAACTTCAAGCGGGCATACCTCATCATCGACAGGCAGGGTGTCAGGGTTCTCCGCGATCCCTACACTTCAAAGCCCTATGTGCTGTTCTACACCACCAAGCGGGTCGGCGGCGGGATCGTCATGTACGAAGCAATCAAGGCACTGAAAGTGTCTGCATAAGGAGGCACACAGATGAAGGATCTTTACAATAACCTGGAAGTGGTCTCGATCATCGACCCGGTGAGAGTGACCAACGGCAGCGCTCCTGCTGCGGTTGCGGATATCGACCTGGCGGGCTTCAATTCGGCCCTGATCGTCTACTCGGTAGGCACCGAGGCAGGCAACCTCTCCGCTTCCCTTTATCACACTCTGAAGCTGGAGCATGCGGACGATGACGGAACCGGGAGTGCCGGGGCTTACTCGGCGGTGGCTGCCGCTGACGTTCTCGGTGTCACCCCGTCGTCAACCGGAATCATCTTCACCATCGACGATCCCGAAAAGGACAACGCCGTTTACAAGTGCGGCTATGTCGGGGGCAAGCGGTTTCTCAAGATCACGGCTGCCGAGGAGGGCGCAACTTCCGGCTGTCCGATCTCTGTTGTTCTGATCAAGGGTCACGGCCTGGACGTTCCGGCAATCTCGTAACCGTCCCTTAAATGGGTAGGTCTCCCGGGGTATATCCGGCCCCGGGAGGCTGCAACCAACGGATGAACCACGGAGGAAGAAATGAGTTATCAACCGAAAGTTTACAAGAAGGCGGGCGGCGATGAACTGGTCGTTGCCAGCGGCGGCAAGATCACCATCGAGAGCGGCGGGGAACTTGATATCGAATCCCTCACCAACGGCGCTCCCGGCGCGGGGATATCCGGCGGGACCGGGACCGTTTTCAAGAGTTCCGTCGTTCGTATCGGTGACATCATCAGAACATCGATCCTGATCGACCTCACCGGTCTTTCCTCGTCCACGACAGACGGTGACATTATCGGGCAGGGCACCGCTGCGGCATACCTCGGGCAGATCACGGCGGCTAAAAACGGAACCATTCTGTCCGGCCGGATGACCTGCCTTGAAGTGCCTCTTGGCGGGGCCGACGACATCGATCTGTATTCTGCGGCGGAGGCAACCGGCGTTTTCGATGGCGCAATCGGATCTTTGACAGAAACGGCGCTGGTCACTTCGGGCGGCGCATGGACCCTCGGCGGCATGAAGGCTCTGTCCGCTGTCCCGGCTGCTAACGCATACCTGTATCTCACTGGCGGCGAGAGCGGCACGGCGGCAACTTACACGGCTGGCAAGTTCCTGATCGAACTCGACGGCTACGAGGCATAAGGCCAGCAGCATGAACCTCATCCAGACCACAGCCCCCACTATCGAGCCGATCACCCTCAACGAGCTCAAGCTGCATCTGCGGCTCGACAGCGGATCCTTTGCCGACAGCATCACCAGCACCCAGAGCATAGCCCCCGGGAGTCACGCGATAACCGAGGGCTATGCACTTCTCGGCTCTGCTGTGGACGTGCTCGGCAAGTCGGCTGTGGTCACGCTCAAGGCCGGGACCAACGGCGAAGATGGGACAGTGGATATCAAGATTCAGGAATCCGACGATAGTACTACCTGGACCGACTGGACAGGCGGGGCGTTCACGCAGGTCACGGAAGCCAACGATAACGCCACATACGAGAAAGCCTATACCGGGACAAAGCAGTACATCCGTGCAGTCGGCCAGGTGCTTCTTGCGGCCTGTGAGTTCGGGGTGGACATCTTGACGGAATCAGCAACGCTGGCCGAGGATGACCTTCTGAGCGACATCCTGACCACGGCCCGGGAGCATGTCGAAGATATCACCGGCAGGGCGCTCCTGACACAGACATGGGATGCATACCTGTCCGAGTGGCCCGATGGCGATCATATTATCCTGCCGTTCGGAAATCTCCAGAGCGTGACGAGCGTATCCTACAAGGACAGCGAAGGCACCGAAACGACACTGACGGCCACCACGGATTATCTCGTTGAAACCAACGGCGACCAGAAGG